GTGGCCTATGATACAGCCTGCGATAATCAGGTCACTTACGGCGAAGGCTACATCCGCATCCTGACAGAATACTGCAAAGAAGACTCGTTCGAGCAGGACATTAAGATCGCTCGCGTCCGTAGCAGCTTCAGCGTCTACATGGATCCGATGATTCAAGACCCGTGCGGTCAGGACGCGAACTGGTGCTTTATTACGGAAGACATTCCGAAAGCTGAATACGAGCGCATGTATCCTGACGCCACGCCTGTCACGGGCATGATGTCACAGGGCGTAGGCGACCAGACGCTCAGCATGTGGGTCAGCCAAGAGACTGTCCGCATTGCGGAATATTTCTATATCGACACTAAACGCGCCACGCTTAATCTCTACCCAGACAATGTTACGGCCTTCAAAGGCACGCCGGAGGACAAGCGGCTCATGGCCGCCTACGGTAAGCCGCTGCGCAGCCGCGAGAGCGACCGTCGCCGGGTCATGTGGATCAAGACCAACGGCTATGAGGTGCTGGAAGAGCGCGAGTGGGCGGGTAAATACATCCCCGTGATTCGCGTGATCGGCAACGAGTTCGAGGTCGACGGCCAGATCTATATTAGTGGTCTGGTGCGTAACGCCAAAGACGCGCAGCGCATGTATAATTACTGGGTCAGCCAAGAAGCAGAAATGCTCGCGCTGGCCCCCAAAGCGCCGTTTATTGGCTATGGCGGCCAGTTCGAAGGCTACGAAACCAACTGGAAAACGGCCAATACGAATAATTGGCCTTATCTTGAGGTCAATCCCGATGTTACCGACGGAGCCGGCAACCCGCTACCGCTACCTGAGCGCGCCCAGCCTCCGATGGCTCAAACGGGCCTTATTCAAGCCAAGATGGGGGCTGGCGAAGACATCAAGTCGACCACTGGCCAGTACGATAGTAGCATTGGGGCGACTTCCAACGAGCGGACGGGTCGTGCGATCCTCGCTCGGGAGCGGCAAGGCGACACGTCTACTTATCATTATGTCGACAACCTCGCGCGGGCGGTAAAATATGTCGCGCGTCAGCTCGTCGACATGATCCCGAAGATCTATGACACGCAACGCGTCGCTCGTATTATCGGCGTTGACGGCGAAGTTGGCATGGCGCGCATCAATCCGGCCCAGCCGGAGGCCGTGCGCAGAATCGTCAACGAAGAAGGCATTGAGATCGCTAAGATCTACAACCCAAACGTCGGCACCTACGATGTGCAGGTGTCGTCTGGCCCCAGCTACATGACCCGTAAGCAGGAGGCGATGGACACGATGGGCCAGATCCTCCAGACCAACCCGGCGCTTTGGAGCGTTGCGGGCGATCTGTTCGTCAAGAACATGGACTGGCCAGGCGCGGAGACGATGGCCAAGCGGTTCGAAAGGATGCTCGATCCAAAGGTTCTTCAGGACACGGACGAGTCGCCGGAAGCGCAGGTCATGCGTCAGCAGATGGAGCAAATGGCGCAGCAGATGGAGCAGACAACGGCTCAGATCCAAGCGCTTATGCAGTCCTATGAAATGCAGAAACTGGCGATTGACGAGCAAAACAGCCAGATTAAGGCTTATGAAGCCGAAACTAAACGCATTTCGGCTACATCGGCAGCTATGACGCCTGAACAGGTGCAGGACATCGTTCAAGGCACCATTGCGGCTGCGCTTGACATGGGCGACATTGTTCCGGGCAATATGCCAATGAGAGAAATACCGGAGATGGGACAATGAGCTGCGCGGATCTGATCGGACATCTCTTTTTGGCGCGGGATGTGACCCATTCCGTGCATTTGAACACGCGTTCTTACGCAAAACACAAGGCTTTGGGTGGTTTTTACGAAAAAATCATCGACCTAGCCGACGATTTGGCGGAAGCCTATCAGGGCCGATACGGCCTGATCGGGCCGATCACGCTGCATTCGGCTAAAAAAACAAACAATGTCGTTGAATTTCTTGAAGATTCTCTGAAAGAGATTGAAGAAGCTCGTAAAGAGTATAAAGACGACAGCGCGATTCAAAACATTATCGATGGCATCGTGGACTTATATCTGTCTACGTTGTATAAATTGAAATTCCTAGCCTAACGAGGGCATTATGGGTTTGAAATCTACCACTGTCTGCTTGGGCTATCAGCAGATCACGTCGCTTAGCGCCGCTGCTGGCCTGACGCCGCCACAAGGCGCTACGCTGGCTCTTATCGTTCCTGAGACGCAGGGTATTCGTTGGCGTGATGACGGCACGAACCCGACAGCTTCAGTCGGTATGCCTGTAGCGGCTGGATCATATCTCAGCTATGACGGCGATTTGAATCGTATCAAGTTCATTGAACAGACGGCTTCGGCTAAAATCAACGTAAGCTATTACGCATGATTCGTGTTCGCGACGCTAATCAGGTCGAAATCGCAATCTGGAACCGCCCCGATCCTTGGGGCGCGGGAACAGGCCCGATTATTGTCGAGTTATCCGAAAGCACACCTCCGCCGATTCTCACAAACGGCATATTATTGGAAGATAATGTTTACTTCCTGATGATGGAAGATAATACCAGCTACTTGCTGCAAGAGGCATAAAATGGCAAATACCAGCATTTCCAATCTTGCGGCGGGCGCTGCGGTTTCCGCCACTGACATTGTTCCGAATGTGCAGACTGCTGGTGTCGGGCCGGTCAAAACAACGGCCGCCCAGTTAAAAACTTATATGTCGGATTCTCCGACGCTTGTGACGCCTACGCTCGGCGTTGCTACAGCGACCTCTATCAATAAAATAGCGCTGACTGCGCCCGCAACTGCGGCCACGCTCACGATTGCAAACAATAAAACATTAACCGCGAATAATACGTTAACTTTTACAGGTACAGATTCTAGCTCAGTAGCTTTTGGTACCGGCGGCACAGTCGCTTACACTGGAGGAACTTTGGATCAGTTTGCGTCTACGACATCGGCGCAACTTGCTGGTGTTATTTCAGACGAAACTGGTTCTGGAGCGCTTGTTTTTGGCACTACACCCACGTTTACCACTAGCATTATCGCGCCACTTGCTATTGGCGGAACAGGCACGACTTCTACGCTCACGCTCCGCTCTACGTCTGGCGTAGGGACGACAGGTGCGGATATTGTCCTTCAAGCAGGAAATAATGGCGCTACAGAATTGGCGAGATTTGCTAATTCAGGAAATGTCGCCGTCGGTACCTCTACTACAACAGGCGGACGATTCGTCGTTCAAGCCGCCGCAGCCAGCGCGCAATGGGCGATCCGAGCCCATTCAGCGGGCGTTAGCAACGAGAGCGGAATATATGTAGACGTTAGCAACAATATGGAACTCGCCGTAAGAAATGGTTCTGGAACGCTAACGGGCGCTATAAGAAGCGCGGGCGACAGCTACGTCAATTCTGCAACAGGCAATTTCGGCGTTGGCACGAACGCGCCGGCCACAACGCTCCATTCAAACGGCACTATCAGATATACTAATAGACCGGCTGCCGGAACTATCACGGCTATAGGATTTGACACGAATGGCGACCTAAAGGCGTCTAGTTCGTCTCTGAGGTACAAATACGATATAGCTGACTATAACAAAGGCCTTGATGTCGTAAATCAACTGCGGCCTGTATTGTTCAAATTTAACGGCGAGACACGTGAAAATATAGGGTTCGTAGCAGAAGAGATCGATACATTAGGGCTTACAGAAATAATGCTCTACGACGAACAAGATCGACCCGAAGGCGTTCTTTACTCAAATATGGTTTCGCTTCTGACGAAAGCTATTCAGGAACTTTCGGCGGCATTAGACGCCGCCGAAAGCCGTATAGCTGATTTGGAAGCTAGATAAGGCGTTATTGACAGTAAAATCAAGACCGTTTAACATCAACAGTTACCGACTAGCCGGATAGCTAGGTAAAAGGAGAATCGCGTGAGCGATGAAGAACAGGCTGTAGCGGAAATCAGCCCCGCGCCGGAACCGGGAGCTACGGCGGCACCGGAATCTGCTGAGACGACGCCGGAGGAACAGCAGTTTACAAAATCGTTCTCTCAAGAAGAGTTGGACGCGATTGTAAGCAAGCGCCTTGCAAGAGAACAGCGTAAATGGGAAAGAGAGCAGGCCCAACGGCTTGCGGAGCAACAGGCCAGACAGCCTGTCGCACCTCCACCTGCGCCGGATGATTTTGAGAACGCTCAGCATTATGCGGAAGCATTGGCTAACCAGCGCGCTCAGGAACTACTGGCACAGCGCGAGGCCGCACAGCAGCAAGCGGCTCTTTTGGAGTCCTATAAGGACCGTGAAGAAGAAGCGCGGGATCGTTACGAAGATTTTGAACAAGTCGCGTATAACCCGAATCTCCCCGTCACGGACATTATGGCTCAGGCTATCCAGGCTTCCGACATTGGGCCAGAAGTGATCTACTTCCTTGGCTCCAATCCAAAAGAAGCCAGCCGAATTTCCCGTCTGTCGCCAGTTTTGCAGGCAAAAGAGATCGGAAAGATTGAGGCCAAATTGGTCGATAATCCGCCGGTTAAGAAAACCTCAACCGCGCCCGCACCTCTTGCTCCTGTCACAGCTACCCGGTCAAACTCAGGCCCGCGTTACGATACGACTGACCCCCGGTCACTCAAGTCAATGTCAACGTCGGATTGGATAGAAGCGGAACGGCAAAGACAGATCAAGAAGTGGGAAGCGCAGAATCGGAGATAAAGAATGTCTAACTCACTTCTTACTATTGATATGATTACTCGCAAGGCTCTTGAGATCCTTGAGAATAATCTTGTCCTTACCCGCACCGTTAACCGTCAGTATGACGACTCTTTTGCCGTTGAAGGCGCTAAGATCGGCTCGACCCTGCGCATCCGTCTGCCCGACCGCGCTCTGGTCACGGACGGCGCTGCCCTTCAGGTGCAGGACGACAACGAGCAGTACACGACCCTGACCGTTTCGTCCCAGAAGCACATCGGCGTGAACTTCACGACCGCCGAACTGACGATGCAGTTGGACGACTTCGCGGAACGTGTGCTGAAGCCGCGTATTTCGCAGCTTGCGTCCTCCATTGACGCCGACGTTGCGAACAGCTTCAAATACATCGGCAACTCAGTCGGCACGCCCGGCACGACCCCGGCCACCTCACTCGTTCTGTTGCAGGCGCAGCAGAAGCTGAATGAGAACGCCGCTGTCATGTCGCCGCGCTACGCGACGGTCAACCCGGCCGCCAACGCGTCGCTGATCGAAGGCATGAAGGGCCTGTTCAACCCTGTTTCGGCTATTTCGAAGCAGTTCAAGAACGGCATCTTCGGTGAAGGCATCCTCGGCTATGAAGAGCTGAATATGTCGCAGTCGATCAAACAGTTCACGACGGGCTCCCGCACCGGCACGGTGACGGTCAGCGCCTCGGTCACGACCGAAGGCTCGACCACGGTTGTCCTGACGGGCCTTGGCTCGACGGTCATCAAGGCTGGCGACGTGTTCACGATTGCTGGCTGCTACGCCGTCAACCCGCAGACCCGTGAGTCGACTGGCTCGCTTTATCAGTTCGTTGCTCTGGCTGATGTTACGGCGTCGACCACGGCTTCGGTCACTGTTCCGGCGATGTACTCGGCTTCGCAGGCTCTCGCCACGATGGATGCTCTTCCGGTTTCTTCGGCGGGCGTCACGTTTGTGGGCGCTGCTTCGACGCAGTATCCGCAGAACCTGATCTACCACAAGGACGCCATTGCGTTCGCCACGGCCGACCTCTTGCTCCCGCAGGGCGTCGACATGGCTTCGCGTCAGGTCCACAACGGTATCTCGCTCCGCGTTGTCCGTCAGTATGACATCAACAACGACCGACTGCCCTGCCGTATTGACGTTCTGTATGGTTACAGCGTCATTCGTCCGCAGATGGCGGTTCGTCTTTGGGGCTAATAGAGGGGGCTTCGGCCCCTTCTTTCTCAAATTAAGGAGTTTTAGATCATGGCTATCACTACTCAGGGCGCTTCCTACCCGCTTGAATCGTTCGGCCCTACGCCGCCGATTTCGCAGGGCACCGGCGGCTATCAGTATTCGGCGGGCAACCGCACCGAACCGTTGATGCTTGCGCAGGGCGCTCCGGCTGCTTTGACGGGCGCGACTGTTACGGTCACGGCTGCCAATCTGGCGGCTGGTATCGTTACGATGGATTCCGGCGGCACGGATGCTGGCACCTACACGTTCCCGACGGGCGCGCTTATCGACGCGGCTTTCCCGAGCGTTGCGGTCAATACGGCGTTCGACGTTGTGTTTATCAACATCGGCGACAACGCGGCTAACGACGTGACGTTCGGTGCTGGCACCGGCAATAGCATTGTTGGCAGCGCGGTCGTCATTGACGGCGCTACCACGCCGTCCTCGGCGATCTTCCGTTTCCGCAAGACGGGCACGGCGGCGTATTCGATCTACCGCATCGCGTAATCATAGGAGAAGGCAATGCCTAATACAAAAGCTGTAGGTGTTGCCTTCTCTGATCCCGAACTCGTTGCTGGCACGACCATCACGGGTGCGACGATCAGTGGAGGCACGGTTTCCGGCGCTACTTCCGTAAGCGCGGGCGACATTACGACGACTGGCGGTTTGTATCTAAAATCCGCTACGGTTGCGGCGGCGGGCACCAATCAGGCGACGGCTGCGGCTGTTTCTGACGGCTTTACGCTGGTTTCGGCGGCTGACGGCACTAAGGGTGTTCTTCTTCCGGCGGCGGTCGCGGGCCGCACGGTCATCCTCAAGAACAATGCTAACGCTGTTCTGAAGGTCTGGCCGGCGTCTGGCGACGCTGTAAACGCCATCGCAGCCGATTCTAACTATGTTTTGGCGGCTTATACGTCCTCGCTTCTGGTGGCGTATGACTCGACGACTTGGTATTCAGTCCCGCTTTTGGCGTCTTAATCTAATCCTACGGGCGGGCTACGGCCCGCCTGGCCCTTACCATAGGTGTAAAATGGCCCTCATTTATTTGCGTCATGACGTGCATGGCGTTAAGATCGCTACGCTGGAATTAGAAGCCGAAGCCGACGAAGAGAACGGCTGGGAAAGGTTTGATCCGAATGACGACAGCGGGCGAGCAGATCAACGGAGCGCTGAGACTTCTGGGCGTCCTCGCAGAGGGCGAAACGCCCTCGTCGGAAACGTCGCAAGACGCGCTGATGGCGCTGAATCAGATGATCGACTCGTGGAACACCGAGCGGCTGTCGGTATTTTCGACACAGGACCAAGTTTTTAACTGGCCATCGGGAGAGCTTTTCCGCACGCTCGGTCCAACCGGCAATTTCGTCGGCGAACGCCCGGTTCTGCTGGATGACTCGACCTACTTTCGAGACCCGCAGACAGGTGTCTCCTACGGCATAAAATTCATCAACCAGCAGCAGTATAACGGTATTGCTGTGAAGACAGTGACCAGCACCTATCCGCAGGTCATCTTTGTCAACAATACGTTCCCCGACATTGAAATGTATATCTATCCGAAGCCCTTGCGGCTTTTGGAATGGCATTTCATTTCGGTTGAAAAGCTGACCGAGCCCGCTCAGTTGGCTACGCCGCTGACGTTCCCGCCGGGCTATTTGCGGGCATTTCGCTATAATCTCGCGTGCGAGATTGCGCCGGAGTTTGGCGTCGAGCCATCCGCGCAGGTGCAGCGGATCGCGATGTATAGCAAGCGCAATCTGAAGCGTATTAATAACCCTGATGACATCATGGCGCTTCCGTACAGCATCGTCGGAACTCGTCAGCGCTATAACATCTACGCGGGGAATTACTAATGGTCGACTTTGTAAGAATATCGCAACTCCCGGCTGCGACTACATCAAATTTAAGCGATGTTTATGTAGTCAATCAGGGAACTACGACCAAAAAAATATCTGGGTCAGTTATAAATGCTTCTCAGACCGTAGGGACTATATCTGCGCTGAGAGCATTAGCCGTAGAGTCCGCTAAAACCGTCGTTGTAAGAGGATATTACTCTAATAATGACGGCGGCGGCGGTATGTTTAGCGCGTCATCAACGGCGACACCGGGCACATATGTAGATAATGGGGGCACTGTTATTGTGCCCACGGGAGGTAACGGTTCTGTAGCGTGGCTTAGACTTTTTGACGGCCCCATAAGCGTTAAATGGTTTGGCGCTAGAGGAAATGATTCTGCTGACGATCGCCCCGCAATCGTGGCGGCGTTATCAGAGGCGTCTAATAATGACATTTTTTTCCCTGCTGGAACTTATTTGATAAATGCGCTTATAACATTGGCCGGCAACGGGCGACGTATAAATCTCGCTAATGAAGCAATCATAAAACGTAATTTTAACGCCGACGCTATGTTTCTTGTCACCGGGTCACTGTGGGTTTTCAATGGAGGTCAACTTAACGGAAATAAAAGTAACTTTGCAACAACTTCAAATGCCGGTATCTTTATAACAGGAAATAATAATTCTGTACAAAATATGGATGTTTATGATTGCAAGTCCCATGGTCTTTCAATCGACGGCGATGCGGGCGGCGGCTACGACAATAAGATATTAAATAATCAGATAAGAACTGTAGATGAAGTCGGCGTATCTCAATTTAAGGCACGTCGCAGCGTCATAACGGGGAATGTCATTTTAGACGCCGGAGCGGAAGGCATCACTATAGATGTCCAGACTACCGGAACTCGCGTTGCCAATAACATAATCGTGGCCTGCGGACGAATTGGCGCTGTTGGCGGCATTGGCATAGATGACGCCTTCTATAACACCATCGCGGATAATCTTATCGCCGAAACTAAAAATTCACTTCCGGGGATAGGTTTCCAGTGTAACGCCGGGTTTACTTATCACAATACAGTGGTGGGCAATAATATAGTATCCAATACGGGGTATGGTATCTGGCTAAAACGCACTCAGATCATACCTCCGTATCCGGGCGCAGGATCTTTTGCTACCTCTGATTGGAATACAATCACCGGCAATCAATTTCAGAATAATACGCTTGCCCCGATCAGAATAGAGCAAGATTGCACCGGAAATGTTCTGTCTGGAAACTCATACGACGGCAATCTACCTTCTATAGCGGCAAACGCCGCCAACAATAACCGCATAGACAATGGGCTGATAACTCTTCGGGTTAGCAATAGTATTACACGCACTAATGTTACTGGTGATGGGACTGTATATCAAATACCTTTCGATACAGTAGATCTGAACAGGAGCGCTACGTATAATTCAACGACCGGTGTGTTTACCGCTCCTGTAAACGGAATATATTCTCTCAGCGCCGGCGCGCGTTGCGTAGGCGGCGGCCTCCACGATTTTATGGCTATTTCTATAGTCACATCTAAAGGTACTTTTAGTTCTGGGGTTGACTATACCGACGAGGCTAACCAGAACGCATGTGTCAGCGGAAGTATATACTTGACTTCAGGCGACACAGTATTTGTTACTGTAGCCGTCGGCGGGGATACACTGACCGTAGACGTATCAAACGACATCAACTACACTTTCTTAACCGCTGTCTTACTAGCCTAAAACGAGGGAAAATGAACGACTATGACCCCGATACAGCTTTGACCGAACACTTTTTTGGCCGCGCATGAAAACGCCGATTCTAGGGTCCAGCTATGTTGTCCGCAGCGTAAATGCTGCGGACAACCGTATGATTAATCTATTTCCTGAAATTATTGCTGACGGTGGTAAAGAACCGGCATTTCTTCAACGCGCGCCCGGTTTGCGAGAACTCGCGCGGTTTCCTACGGGACCAATTCGCGGGTTATGGACGTTTGGTGATTATGCTTACGCTGTGGCGGGCGGGCGTTTCTATAAAATTGATTCTGACTGGAATTATGTCGATAAGGGCGCGGTTTTAGGTTCAAGCCCGGTCAATATGGTCGATAATGGCACGCAGCTATTCATCGCTGCGGGAGCCTACGGGTACATTTACAACGCGAATACGGACGTGTTCGCTGAAATCACAGATCCCGACTTTGCCGGCGCAGTCGGCGTTGGCTTCCTTGACGGATATTTTGTATTTAACGAGCCCAACAGCCAGAAATTCTGGGTCACGTCTCTCTATGACGGCACTTCTGTCGATCCGTTGGACTTTGCCAGCGCCGAGGGCTCCCCCGACGATCTTGTTACGCTTATCGTCGATCACCGCGAAGTTTGGTTGTTCGGCCAAACTTCGGTTGAGGTTTGGTATAACGCGGGGCTCCCTGACTTTCCGCTTGCACGTATTCAAGGCGCGTTCAACGAGATCGGATGTCAAGCTCCATATTCAGTTGCTAAGCTGGATAATGCGCTGTTTTGGTTAGGAAAAGACGCCCGTGGCAATGGTGTTGTGTATCGTTCCAAAGGCTACACAGGCGAACGTATTTCAACACACGCCGTAGAATGGCAGATACAGCAATACACAACATTAGCTGATGCCGTGGCATATACCTATCAACAGGATGGCCATGCGTTTTATGTGCTGAACTTTCCGACCGCTAATACAACATGGGTATACGACGTATCAACCGGCGTTTGGCACGAACGCGCCGGCTGGGAAAACAACAACTTTACGCGTCATCGCGGCCAATGCCAGATGAACTATAATAACGAAATTGTCATTGGCGATTATGTATCTGGCGTTCTTTACGCCTACGATATGAATGTATATACGGAAGCCGACACTACTCAAAAATGGCTTCGGTCATGGCGCGCTCTTCCGACTGGGCAGAATACTTTGAAACGAACCACACAGCACAGTCTTCAACTTGACTGTGAATCCGGTGTGGGATTACCTGGCTCAGACATTGAGTCTGAATTTGTGCTCGCCGCTGAATCTGACGCCCTTATACTCACTGAGGATGACTATTTAATTGGTTGCGGTAGCGCGTTTGTGCAGGGCGCTAATCCGCAAGTGATGCTACGCTGGTCCGATGATGGTGGCCATACTTGGTCAAGCGAGCATTGGAAGTCGATGGGTAAAATTGGTCAATATGGCCATCGTGTTATTTGGCGACGCCTTGGCATGACGTTAAAACTGAGAGATCGCGTATATGAAATTTCGGGGACCGATCCGGTTAAGATCGCGATTATGGGTGCTGAACTGATTATGAGCCCTACCAATGCCTGAAAATATTACCCAAATTCCGGCGTCGCGTGTCCCCATAACGTCCGCCGAAATTCCGTCGCGCGAATGGTATCGCTATTTCTATAATCTGTTCGCCCTGCTTGGCGGCGGGTCACTTCGCTATGGCGCTTTTCACAGCACTGTCTCGCAACCTTTAGCGGCGGCCGGCGTTGCCCAACCCGTCACATACAATATAACGGATCTCTCAAAAGGTGTGTATATCGGCACGCCGGCATCACGCTTGTATGTAGACAGGCCGGGCGCATACAACTTTCAGTTTTCTTTACAGTTAGTTAGCCGCGATCCGTCAAACAAGTTTGTGTATATCTGGGCGCGCGTTAACGGCAACGACATCCCTGACTCGGCCACCAAAATCACCATGCAAGGGAATAACGACGCTTATGTCGCCGCGTGGAATTTTGTGCTAAGAATGAATACAGGCGACTATTTCGAGCTTATGTGGTCCGGGAGTAATCCCAATCTGGAAATAATCGCTGAAGCGGCAGCGACGCCGCACCCAGGAATTCCTTCGGTCATTATGACCGTTTCATGCAATATAGGTGAATGATGGCGGTCCTTACCCCAACTCCTAGGATGCAGTTTTTTGCTGCTGATGGAACTCCGCTAGTAGGCGGAAAAGTATATACCTATCAAGCGGGAACAACTTCACCTCAAGCAACTTATACAGACACCACGGGCGTTACGTCCAATACCAATCCTATTATCCTAAATTCGCGCGGTGAGGCGGCTATTTGGCTTGGAGGGCTAAATTATAAATTCAAATTGACTGATGCGAATGACGTAGAAATATGGACCGTTGATTATATTTCCGGGCCTATATCCGGCGCGTCGCCTACTTTGACCGGAAATGTCGCAATAGAATCCGACTCTTCTTCGCCGGCGCTCAAGATCACTCAAACAGGATCTGGCTACGCGCTTCAAGTCCAAGATGCGGCTGATCCTGACATTACACCTTTCGTAATTGACGCTAACGGATCTGTGGGTATAGGAACCGCCAGCCCGTCTAGCGCATTAGAGATCGCGGCTCCGGGTGTGTTTACCGGCGCATGGGCGTATCTTCCTACAGGTACGACGATGCTTTTTGCGCAAGCGAATGCGCCAACAGGTTGGACCAAATCCACTACCCATAATAATAAAGCGCTCCGTGTTGTATCTGGAGCGGGCGGCGGGTCGGGCGGCTCCGTAGCGTTTACATCGGCATTCGCGTCGCAGGCTGTTATCGGCACCGTCGGCGGCACCTCGCTGACTATCGCACAAATGCCGGCGCACGCGCATACTTATTCGGTGCCTACAGGCGCTCTGGTTCAGTCCGGCGTGGGCGGCGCTGGCGCAACGGTAGCTGGAGGCAATACTGGCAGCACAGGCAGTGGCGATCCACATAGCCATCCTTTCAGCGGAACGGCCATTGATTTGGCGGTTCAGTATGTCGACGTTATCATTGCGGTAAAAAATTGATGGAACTGAAAAACGGCACATTCTGTCCGCTCATCAAGAAGGACTGCGTGCAACTTAAATGCGCGTGGTTTACATTGCTTCGGGGCACAAACCCCAACACAGGCAAAGAAGTTGACGAGTGGATGTGCGCTGTTACAGCTCTGCCTATGCTTCAGATTGAAGTGGCTAAGGAAGTCCGTCAGGGAGCCGCCGCAACTGAGTCTTTCCGTAATGAAGTCGTAGCCCCAAGACAGCCACAGATGCTCGCATGGCCACCACTATCGTAAAAAACAGAGACTTGGCGTTGAAAATTGGCTACGCCGCGACGGACTGGAATTATCCGATCTCGTTCGAAGAACACGTTGAACGGGCAAACGGTTGGAATGTAGACCTTATCGAGCGCGACGGGCAACCGATAGGCGCTATATTTGAGCGCGATGGGGAAGTTCATTGTTCTATCTTGCCTCAGTGGCGGCGCAAATGGCTGACAAAAGGGTTGCTGAAACAAATTGTTGCCCACCCCAAATTTTATACGCGGGTGGACGACGGCCATGATTATATGTATGGTATTTTGGCGCGACTTGGTATGAAAAGCCGCCCTGACGGCACTGTAGGAAGGGTCTGACAATGGGTTGGGGTGCAGCAGCTAACGCTCAAAATCAAGCGACGCAAATGTCTATGATGTTGCAGGCTCAGCAGGCCGCGCAGGCGCAGCAAGCGCTTCAGCGTGGTCAGCAGCAAGCTACGGAAGCATATCAGCCATATTCGCAGTTTGGACAGGAAGCCACGAATAGGCTGGCCGTCCTCATGGGTCTACGCCCCGGCGTTGACTCCGGCAGTCTTATGCAGCAGCCCACGGCGGCGCAGCTTCAGATGGACCCCGGCTATGCGTTCCGTGAGCAGCAAGGTATGCAGGCCGTTAATCGTTCGGCCGCAGCGTCAGCGGGTCTTCAGTCTGGTGCGGCATTAAAAGCGGCGCAGCGATTTGGCCAAGATTTGGCCAGCCAAGAATACGGCAACGCCTACAATCGTTTTATGCAGAACCGCCAGAATCAGATCGGGCTTTTGCAGGGTGGGCAGCAAACAGGATTTGGCGCGGCGCAAGGTATCGGCAACGCCGCTATTGGTACTGGCACTAATTTGGCCCAAAACTATCAGAATCTTGGCCAGGCGCTTGGCCAAGGATATGCGAACATCGGTGCAGCCAATGCGTCGTCTTACATGGCTCCGACCAATTTATTGGCGTCGGCGCTTGGTCAAGGTATTCAAGCTGCTGGTTATGCTTATGGACGGAGGCCGCAATAATGGCCGTTCAATATACACCCATTCCTGAGTTTCAGGTTCCTAATATTAATTTTCTTGGTGCTATGGCGCAGGGCGAAGCCTCGCGATTGCAAGAAATTCAAGCCGCCAAAGCTGCGCAGGCTATGGAGTTGCAAGGCAGAGCCGCGCAGCGTCAGGAAGAAGAATCGGCGCTTAATGCCAGAACAAAGCTGCAAGAGCTTAATGAAAAGATCCGTAAACTGGCCTTGTCTCGATTAGACATGATCCCTGAAGGGGACCAAGAAAATTATCTTAAGACAATCGGCGAATTTAAAGACATTTTTCCGTCCGAATACGAAGTATTGTCTAAGCGTAAATGGGATGCTGACACTCGCAAAATGGTGTTGTTGACGCCGGAGCAGCAATACGCGCAGGCTAAACCTGTCTACAAAGAATACGGCGGCGAAGTTTATAAAGAGACGCCACAGGGGCTTGAGCCCGCGCCTATTCTGCCAGTTGGCGGCGGTCGTGGTCAGGCCGGCGCATTTAACGCCGCGTCAGTTGCTGCGCCGGCCGCGCCTACGAACATAATTGAACAGGCTAAGCAGGGCGTCGCTCGTGTCGAAAGCGGCGGTAATTACGGTGCTATTGGCCCGGCAGTTAAGCGCAAAGACAGCGTTGACCATGCTTATGGCAAGTATCAGGTCATGGGCGCAAACATCCCGTCATGGACCAAGCAGGCGTTAGGCAAGAGTCTAACCCCGCGAGAATTTTTAGACGATAAAGACGCGCAAGAAGCCGTTTTTGAAGATCAGTTCAAGCGCAATATCGCTAAATACGGTTCGCTTGAAGACGCAGTATCGGTCTGGTTTTCAGGACGCCCGCTTGCGCAAGCTACGAAAGCCGGCGCTCGTGACGTGAATATGGGCGTTCAAGATTACGTCAGTAAAGTTATGGGTGGCGCTGTCGGTCCTTATCAGACCGCCAAAACTGCGCCAATGACAGGCGAAGCTCCGTCGCTGCGCAATGTCCCGGTCAATGCGTTTACGTCGGAAATTGCACCAACTAATACTTTTGCGGCGCAGGCCGCCCCAGCGCCTCAAGTTGATATTTCCGCCGGACTTACTCAGCCGCGTCCACAAACGCCTATACAACCTTTGACTGTTGGAACTAAAGTTCAAGTAAAGGGCCAGAGCGATGTTGATAGCACGCTTGGCAAAATGCTGGAAAAATATAACCGTCTTGATGAATTGAAGGCTATTCCAAGTTCCGAGCGTGGGTTTTTAGAAAATCTTGGGGCTTACACTGCTGGCACGACGGCAGGCCAAGAAGTTGAAAAGATACGTGCTACGCCGGCGCAACGTGAACGTAATGAGTTGAAATCGCTGCGCCGCCTGCTGTTGAAAGATTTGATGAAAGCGACGGGCGCAAGCGCCAAAGAGCTTGACTCCAACTTTGAGCTTAAAAGCGCTTTGGAGTCGTTGTCCGACGAAACTATGGACATTGATTCCGTTCGTCGCATCATGGCGGATCTGTCCGCGCGATATGGCGGCGGTGGCGTTGCAGCGCCCAAAGAAAAGCCTGCGGCGTCAGCTCCTCCTGCCGCTTCGGCAAATGCGCCGCGTGTGATTGATTTTAGTCAGCTTCCTAAGAGGCGATAATGGACGTTCGACTTCCTGATGGCACGATTGTCCAAAATGTGCCTGATGACATAACGCAGGAAGACTTGATGGAGCGCGTCGGCATGGCGCAGCAACCATCAGAAGGCATGACTGGCCGCCGTGCGGCTGAAGTTGCGGGAAGCGCTGTTGCGCCTATCGTGGCGGCGGCTGGACTTGGTGGTATAGTCGGCGGTCCGGTCGGCGCGCTGGCGGCTCCCGCCGCGCTCGGCGTCGCTGATCTGGCGACAACGCTATATAACGTCGCGGCTCCGCGTTTTGGTGGGCAGCCTGTTCGCACACCGTCTGAAATTGCGCGGGGCTATTTGACGCCTGAATCATTTCAACCACGCACGCAGGCCGAACAGCTTTTAGCCGCTGCGGCTGAAGGCGGTGCGGGTGCGTTGACTGGCGGTGGCGCGGCTAATGTTCTTGCCAAACGCGCAGCGCCAGGGCTCGTACGTAATGTTCTGGCCACGATGGGCGAGCGTCCGTTCGTGCAGGCTGGCGCAGGTGCTGGAGCGGCGGCGGCTCCAGTTCGTGCTGAACAAATGGGCGTTGAAGATCCGCGCGCTTTGCTGGCTACGAGCCTTGTCGGAGGTTTAGCCGGTGCTCGCGGTGCGGGCGCTCTACAGCGCGGTGTCGAGTCGGGCGCGGCGGCGGCGCAACGCGGCGTCATGGGCGCGTTTGGCAAGCCGCCAACGACAGAAGCTCTCGGAGAACGAGCAGCGCAGTCGTTTGAGCGCGCCACGTCGCTTGGCGTGCAGTATGATCCGACGGCGTATCAAAAGTTTGCTTCGGGACTTGAGACTGACTTGAAGGGCTACGACCCGGATTTCAGCAAGTTTGCCGACGTTAAAGTCGCGATTAACAAGCTGAAGGATCTGGACAGCCAGCCGTTGACGATTGAACGTCTACATAATGCTCGACAGATGCTAGGCGTTCTGCGCGGCGATAGCGAAAAAGACGTGCGCCGTATGGCCGGCATTCTTACGGACAAGTTGGACAGTTTTATCACGAACGAAAAAAATGCTGTTGGCGCGGATGCTAAAGAAGCCGCCGACGCTCTTATGTCCGGCATTAAAGATTATAAGTCGATGAGTAAGAGCGCTGAGATAGAGCGCTTAATTGAACGCGCTGATTTATCTGGTGGATCGGCCGAAAATATTCAATCGCAATTCCGTTCTGTCGCCAAGAACGAAGGACGTATGCGCAAGTTCACGCCTGACGAACAGACAATGATTCGCCGCATTGCTAAGGGTGAAGAAGGTTCGACAATCGCTAATCTTCTTAGCCGCGTCGCGCCATCTCGTAGCCCCGGCATGTTGGCGACTCAAGCGCTTGTCGGCGGCTACGGCTACTCCAGCGATGATCCTTACGCTTTCTACGGCGCTGGCGCGGCGGCGCTCGGCGGCGCGGCTGGCCGCGCTGTTCGTAACGCTATGTCTCGTCGTGCGGCCGGCAATGTTGCGGCGATGACGCGCGGCGCTCCGACGGCCGTGCCGTTTACGCCTACTTATGGTTCTCTTGCGCTGCCGATTATGTCGCAGGGCGTCAACGCGATGGCGAGATGATTATGGTCGAATACCAAGTTCTTTTTGATGTGGCCATTGGCGTCATCGGCGTGCTGGGCGGCTGGACGCTCAATACCGTCTGGGCGGCTGTGAAAGATCTCCAGCAGGCCGACAAAGAACTGGCCGAAAAGGTCGGGCAGATTGAAGTGCTGGTAGCCGGGCGCTATGTGACTCGCGAAGACTTTAATCAGGTGCTGAATCAAGTCTTTGAAAGACTAGACCGCATCCGTGACTTGGTGAGCCGCCAATGAAAGAGAATTACGACGCCGCGCTGAAGGCGACGCTGCGCTACGAGGGCGGCAAGGTCGATGACCCGCGCGATCCTGGCGGACGCACGGCCTACGGCGTCACGCAGAACACTTACAATGCGTGGCGGGCCAAGCACGGGCTTAGCCAAAAGGACGTATTCCAGATCGCCGATTCAGAAGTCGCGGCGATTTACAAACAAGAGTATTGGGACAAGATCCGGGGTGATGATCTGCCGGATGGTGTCGACTTCGCCGTGTTTGATTTCGCCGTTAACAGCGGCGTCAGCCGCGCGGCTAAGTATCTCCAGTCCATCGTTGGCGTGCCACAGGACG